TTACCATCTCTTTTGTTTACCTCTGGAGATAGTTGTCCCAAAATTTTTAAGAAAGGTAACGCAAGATCTTCTTGCGATATATTCTGGGCTCCTTGTGCTGCATCAGCTTCAAATAAATTTACTGCTAATGCTCCTTCTTTTTTTTCTGCTACTTGGTTCATGTTACTTGTTCCTTTTTATTGTTGTCTTATTTTCAGAGTATACTCCAAAAATTTCCGTTGGCATATCTTTACCTGCCTCAATACGTTCACGGACTAACGCTTTCAGAGTCATGGGTTCTACCTTCATCTTTTGTGTTGGTTGGAACCCTTGACCCTTTGCAAGTTCGGCATAATCAGCCGCCTTGTTATCTTCGTTACGACCAAAGGA